CAGGCGTGGCTCGAGGACAAACCCCTTCACATCACAGGTGCAGGCCGTAGCGTAGAGCAGATAGGTGCGTATGCCAGGCAGCTACATCGAAAGGACCAGCGCCTTGTCGTAGTCGTAGATTATCTGCAGGACATCGCAGACACCATCGCTCCTGGTGTCAGGGTAGGAGACCGCATCCAGCAGGTCAGCCACAAGTCCAGCCAACTCAAGCTACTCGCGGCCACGATACGTAGGCCGGTGGTTGTAGGCGCTCAAGTCTCAGGCGAGAAGGCTGGCCCAGGCTTAGACCCAAGGCCTGAGCTCTGGGACGTACAGTGGAGCTCGACCGCACACCAAGATGCGGAGGAAGTCTATGCCCTATTCCGAGCTGACTACTACCGGGAGCGAGACCCGAACACACGCATCCAAGGCGAGCATGGTGTGGTCGAGGTCATCGCCCGCAAGCGTAGGACGGGCCGCCTTGCAACGCTTGAGCTGCAGTGGGACGGCCCGTCTAAGTGGATAGGGGAGAGGCTAACCCTGTAGCTTGAACTGTAGCGCTTGAGCGTAGGTTTCGATGTCCTCCCGGTGGTGCTGCCTGGCACAGTCACGTGCCTTTCTGCCTCGGTCTCCTATCGATGCGTCCATGAGGTCAAGCTCATGCAGGCTACGCTTGTGGTGTGCTAACTGGCGCTCGATACCCTGTAGTGTGAAGGCTCGGGCGATTGACTTGGCCTTAGTGTATTGCTGTGGTGTCATGGTGTGTCCTGTGTGGTGCTATAGTCTCCTCGGATTTGTCTCGCTGCAGCCTTGAGCGCACACACGCAACCGGACAAGGACACGGTGTCGCCTAACTCCTTGAACCTGTCGACCGGTACGAGCGCCGCCGCGCGGTCCCACACCTGCAAGGGGATGTCGTTAAAGTGCTTGTCTGTACTGCCCACGATACGCTCAAGAGAGATGAAAGATACCAGCGTGGTCTTGAGCGATTCCGTTACAAGCTGGTCATAGTACTCAGCGTGAGTGCAGTCTCCAGATAGGTATTGCTTCCGTGTGTGTGTCTTTGTCATGGTGTGTCCTGTGTGTTGATGGTGTCCTCGGCCGGGGCTTGACAATAGACGCATTCAAAATATTTCGACTCAATCTTGCTGACCCTTTCGGTCACCTCAAAGTCAGCGGACACCGTGAGGTTGACGTTGAACATCGGAGCCTCCTGGCAGGCCTGCCCCGTGCGGGACTTGCATTCTGGGTTGCTGCATCTGAGCATTGTGTGTTCCTTGGTCATGGTGTGTTCTCCTGTGCTCGCGCTGCTGCTCGTGCCTTCCATTCCGCCCGTTTCTCAGCTCGCTTTTGGTCCCTGTCCCGTGCTGCCTGGACCCTTTCCGGGTGCGAGCGGACAAGGGGGACGGGTCCGCCCCACCCTCCGCCGAGGGTGTTGGCCGATGGGGTGCGGGTGCTGATGCAGTGCCGGGAGAATCGGGCGCCGCACTTGGGGCATATTACATTGATAGTCTTAGTGGGTTTCATGGTGTGTCCTGTGTGTTGATGGTGTCCAGTCGGTCGAGTAGATACCTTTCCTGTGCTTTCATTGTTTCGCGGTAGCTTGCGCGCGACTTCTCAGGCACCAGCCAGATGGATGGCCAGATATCGCGGGCCATAAGCCGCAGTTCATTACGCGTTGATGAGATACTTTTCGCGATGCTGTCGGGACAGGCTATATCCAGTAGGCTCATGGTGTGGTGTCCTGTGTGTCGATGGGGTTGAGGAATGCGTGGAGCGTGAGAGTGTAGGCGACAGCCAAGCAGAGCCCGGCTATCACGTGGAGTCCTACGAACATGCGAGCATGAGGAAGGGGATGGCTGCAATCGCAAGGGTGTAGGCTGCAGACTGGATAATATTGGAGAGCATGGTGTGTCCTGTGTGTGGTGTGTGGCTGATATTGCCATGAGCTCACCGTACCCAGCTCGGAGCCGGTGAGCTGAGTCAGCATCAGTCAAGCCTGTCGACTACATCTTGGAACATTGCGTAGAACGCTGCTCTTGTGGTGTATTCGCTGTGGTTCATCTCAGACGAGAAGGCGCAGCCCACCTCTGCTGCCGCATCTTCATTGTCTGTCCAGAGCATTACGTGCTTGGCTTTCCATGTGTAGATAATCCATTGGTGCCCGTCGATTATCTCGTGGAGTGCGTCCGTGATATCGTCGTGCTCTTCGACCTTTAGGCACTCGGCTATGGCCTGGACTTCGGCTCTGTATTCGCGCTGTGTGATGGTGTATTCCATGGTGTATTCCTGTGGTGGTGTGGTGGTGTGGTTACTTGATGACGATGAGGTTGTAGAGTTCAGAGTAGACAGCAGCGTCTAGCTCGGAACGTACGTGCATGGCGGTTAGGCAGCGCTGGAAGTTACCGGCCGGCTTGTAGCCGGGGATGGGCTCATCTCCTGCGAGCACCATGGCGTGGGATAGGTTCATCATTTTGGCTTCGATGCTGCCCCGTGTGCGGCTGGAGAGTACGCCGGCCTGTAGCCGTCTGATGCACTCGCGCTTGTTGAGCTTGCCGTTCAGTTCGATGGCCTGGAGGAGCGCGTTGGCATAGGCCAGTAGCGCGAGGTTCTCGTTGTATGTCCAGGTGTTGCGCTTAGTCATGGTGTGTCCTGTGTGGTGTGGGCTACTCGGCCCAGTTGTGGATGGCGGTAGCGATGTCATCTGAGGAGCCATCAAAAGCCCAGCGGTACTCGCTTGGGCAGTCGGGGTCAGCGCCCATGAGATAGACGAAGTACTCGCGAGCGCTCTCATCGATGGCGTCGTGGTCCCAGAAGACAATCGCATAGGCTGAGTCGTGTACTGTGACCACGGTATGGTCATACATGTCATTGGGGTCTCGGTTCCAGGCTGAGAAGGACACGCTATCGTGGTTCCATTCGGACGGGATTGTGGTGCGGTTCATGGTGTGTCCTGTGGTGTTGCTGTTGAAAGGCTGCAGCCAAAACGGTAGGCGCCGTAGGCTTGATTGCGTCTTTCGGCTACCCTGCGTGCTCGGTTCCTGTTGGCCCATGTGGTGGTGTACACGACGCGTCCGGTTCGGAAGTCGATGACGAGGTAGACGTCGGAAGGGTTTGGCATGTCCATGTGGTGTTCCTGTGTGGTGTTGATGCGTTCCATGAGTCAAGATAGTCCGGCCGGCACCTGTTGGGAAGGGTCTTGATGCAGTTTGTGTGTCGATTGTGGCGCAGTGCAGCGGTAAATATTTTGGGGCCACGGGCCGTTCGGGGATTGTTGGCGGGGCAGGATTGGTGCTGATGTCTGAGGTCAAGCCTTTCCTGGACCCTGTAGTAGGATGGGGTAGGAGGAGCCTCGGACGAGGAGAGGGGGAGACCGCGCGCGAGCAGAGCCCTACCTGCCAGGCAGTACTTGCCATGTGGAAAGTTTAAACTTGCCAAGTGGTAAGTTTGCAGCTCAGAAGTTTCGGGCCTACGCGAGCTGGGCGCGACCGCGCGAAATCAGCGTGCGATGCTCGAGGCCGAGGGGGTACCCCCCCCAATGCCGAACCCGAAATGACATGTCATGATGATTTGACCTCTCTATGCAACACCCTTAAACTCATCCCATGCTACAAAACGACCACCAAAGAGCCCTCGCCCTGCTGGTTTCCGGCCACAACATGAGCGAGACCGCAAAAATGATCGGCGTAAGGCGCGAAACCGTCTGGCGCTGGACCAAAACCCCGGAGTTCGCATCCGAAATGGCCCGTGTACGCGAGTCATCCATGAGCGCGCTCGAGGTAATCCTACATGAGTCCGCAATTGAGGCCGCTGAAGTGCTGCGGGCGGTAATGAAGGACGAGGATGCCAACCCTAATACGCGCATACGGGCGGCTGTGGCCATACTGGAGCGCGTTCAGAAGGCACAGGAGGCGAGAGCCAAGCGGGAGGAGATGAAGCCCCCCACCATGGACCTGGAGGAGTGGGTAAGCGGTGAGAAGGTGAATGGGTAAGTCAAAGACCCACCGTGTTCCTGAGCTTCTGCAGGATCCAAAAGAGTTCATCTCCCGGCTCTGCATCATGCACAAGCAGAGGCAGCGGCTACACAGATTTGAGCTGAACCGGGCTCAGATAGAGCTGATAGACGCCCTACAGAATCACAACCGCATCATCGTCCTGAAGGCTCGGCAGCTGGGCATCAGTACACTGACAAGGGCCTGGCACTTCTATCAGGCGTATATGGCCGACCAGCCACGGCAGTTTGCTGTGGTGAGTCATACGAGATCTTCAGCTGAAGAGCTTCACCGGATTGAGAAAACCTTCTACGACAATCTACCTGCCGCTCTACGGAAGCCCCTCGCGCGCGCATCTATACGGACTCTGAAGTTCTCCGAGTCTGGGTCACAGCTCAGAACGTATACGGCATCTGGCCGAGGTGGAGCCCGGTCCTACGCGATGAACAGCGCTCACTTGTCTGAGTTCGCTTTCTATGAAAAGCAAGAAGAGACGATGGCCACCGTCATGGCGGCGGTTGGGGATGGTCAGGTCATCATCGAGAGCACCCCAAATGTGCATGGGGACATGTTTCACCGGCTGGTTCAGGGGGCTATTGAGGGCACCAACGAGTGGAAGCTGGTGTTCTTTCCTTGGTATATGCACGATGCGTATGTGACTACATACGATGGGAGTGCCAAGTTCTCTGACAGGGACCGGGACTACATGGAGGAGTTTGGTCTCTCCCGTGAGCAGATGCTGTGGAAGAGGAGGCAGGTCAGGACTCTTGGAAAGCGGAAGTTCAAGCGGGAGTATCCTGCTACCGTTGAGGACTGCTTCAGCTCTACGAGGCAGAACTACTTTTCTCCTGAGTCTCTTGCCAAGATCCAGCCCATAGACCTGGGCTCCAGGGAGCACCGTTGCTATGCGGACCCTCTCGAGGGTGACTCGTATGTAATGGGTGTGGATGTGAGCGCAGGCCTGGGTGGAGACCACTCGGTAGTGACCATCTGCAGCGTCTCCACCCGTCAGCCCGTGTACCACTATGTGGACAACCGGGTCAGCCCTGTGCGGCTTGCGGATAAGATTTTAGATCTATGGGCAAGATACAACAACTGTCAGATATTGGTTGAGTCCAACAACCAGGGCCAGCTCGTTCTCCACAGGCTCCGGGAGCTCAAGGTCAAGCGCTTGTATCTCGAGGACGGCAAGGACTTCCGCACAACGGTGAAGACCCGGCCGCTCTTATACGGTGCCCTCAGGGAGGCCATAGAGGACGAGATCATCCTTGGTCTTGATAAGCTGGCCATCGAGGAGCTGGCGGCCATCGTGTACCGCAATGGTAAGCCACAGTCGCCCAAGATGGGTTCAGACGATATTACGATGTCGCTGGCTCTGTGCTATTACCTGCTGGCCCGAAAGCCTTTACAGGTAACCCATAGTATTCGCAAGGCAGTTATGGAAGACTATCTTCAAAAGCAGAGGGCGAAGAACGCGAAACGGGCGCTTCCGTGGAACGTAAAGGGTGGAAACACCCAGGGTGGGTATAGATGAAGCCAACGGACCTGAAGCACATTCTTGACGAGCATGATGAGTTCTGGGAGGATCAGCGTCAGGAGCTGGTTCGGTTCAAGGCAGTCTACGAGATGGACTTCTGGGAAGAAGAGTCTGCCGACAAGACTCAGATACGCATCCAGACCAACGATGGGTATGGGTATATCGAGGGCTACCGGGCA